GACGTTGGCGCGATTATACTTTGACGGAGCAGGAATTAGTAAGGTTTTATCACTATTAATATAGACCGCTTTTACATTTTCTTCCTAAACAAAATCAGGAAAGGATTCAGCTAAGCCCAATTCTTCCCAAGTTTCTCTGCCAACAAGAAGTATGCCTTGCCCTAGCTTCTGCTGCATGGAGCATATTATATCCCATGCAGCAGCGTAGTTATCTACAATTACTGCATCCCTCATGAAATGTGGGTCCTTGTTAAATACTTTCAGCATTACTCCCACCTCCTATTATTACCCTAATTACACCATAATTTTATTTTATCTGCAATTACTATTTATAAGCAAAAAAAAGACCTTACTATGGATACAACCTAGTAAGGTCTTTTATAAAATAACTAAACTTCTTCAATTTTGTAAGATAGCATCAAATCGTCGATAAGACCTCTTACACCTTCTTCGTTGTATTCTTTCGGATCGAGAATGACTTCAGCTATCCAATCAGCCGTCCAAACGTAATCAACACCTTCCGGCCATACGAAATCAGGAAATTCTTCTTCCATATCGCCTTCATCCCATGCGGCCTTGTCCCACTTGCCAATGCAAGGAGATTGGCGCATCTCACGCTCATATATCATGTCCCATGCTTCCTTATATGTTTCTGCGGTTCCCATGAACCAAGGTTTCTTTGCATTTAAGCTATATACTTTTAACATTTTAGGTTCCTCCCCATACAATCGTTCCATACCCTGGCGAGATACTAGCCAGGTTCCTTTTGCCTTTCTGCACTCCTCTGATGTGAATCGCGGTGGCGTGTTCCGTTGACCGGAGCACGCCTGCTTCACTGTAACAGGACTTATCTTCCAACGTTCCGCAGCTTCTGCGGAGGTCATAACGTCATTGAATTTCATAAATACCTCCTTATTTTCCCCAACCTAATGCGATTTCTGTGTCATTTTGCATTTCCGCTACTGCTTTCAAGCTATCAAATGTGTCAGCTTGCTCGAAACACATATCATCAAAATCATTTTTGAAAGTATATTCCTTCCAGTATTTACGGTTTAATTTAACTGCAAATGCGTAAAGGTCTTTATTATAGTTGCGAACCTCTGCAACATTCCATTCCTTTAGGTATACAACTTTGTTATTATCGATCACTAAAACAGGGTTACCTTTAATGAACTTCACATTGTTAGTTACGATGATGATTTCATCGTCGCTAATAACATGATTGAATTTGAAATATTTGTTAGAAGTATGCTTCACTTCTCCAAAGAATTTAGTCAATTGAGATTCTTTTACGCTTTTAATGAATTCGCCATACTTGCTCATGATAGGTGCTCCTTTTAATAACTCCCTTATCTTTGTCTTTATTATACATCGAATACGATGTATTTGCAAGTACTTTTTTTTAATTTTTTACACAAAAAAAAGACCTTACCAGGACATATTCCCAGTAAGGCCTTTTACATTATTATAGTCAATCCATGAGTCCGCCTGCTCATGCTCAGGAGATGCTTGGATCACCTCTCAGTCATCGATGAATTACTACTCCGATTGTCGCACCCGCTCCCAGTATTTGGGATAGGTTCCGTTGCATTCGTAAGCGTTTGATTGTTCTCTTGTCGTTGTCGATTTGCCCTTTCAACTCTGTCAAAGAGTTCTGCATTTCGGACAAGACAATTTCTTGTTTCATTGATTGAAGTTTGGCTTGCGTTAATTCGTTCTCCAATTTGTTGATTGTATTGTGAGCTTCGTTCAATTCTTGTCGCTGCTTCACGGCTATAGTCTGTGCTTCTGTCAATGGAACGCTGGATGCTTCGATTAAGCTCAACGCTTTCGCGTTGTTGCTTTTCAATTCGTTCCACTGACTCACGGGCACGCTGATAGTCGGTTCCAGTTCCGCTTGGCTGGTAGAAGATGTATCCGAGGCAAAGGATGAGGATGAACCCAATACTACCGATAATAATATAGCGGTAAGTAGGCTGATTAAGTAAAATTTTGATTTTGTCATACATTATTCCCCTCCTATGAAGTCTGTGATACCACGTGCAATGGCTCTCACAATAGTATCAAGGTCATTGTTAAGTAGTGCTAGGTCTTCATCATTATCAATGAATGCCATTTCAACTAACACGGCTGTTGCATCTGTGCCGTTTAATACCCATAAATCTTGACGTTCCTTAACGCCTCTATCAACCGTATTAATACTACGGATGATTTGCGATTGGATGTCGTTCGCTAGACGTTGGCCATTAAAGGATTTATAAAGCGTTTCAGTGCCACGAGCTTGCGTATTAAAAGCGTTACAATGGAGCGATACGAATATATCTGCGCCCCATTCATTAGAAGTTTCACATACAAGACCTAAGTCATCATTCTGTAAAGTTCTAACTTCACATCCTGCAGTTTGTAAATAACAAGCCAATAACTTACCCGCATCACGTGCTACATCACATTCACGACGTCCTGTGTTAGGATTTACTGCTCCAGAGTCCAGGTCAATGTCATGACCTGGATTTATAAATATTTTCGTCATTACAACTACCTCCTTCTAATTTATCAGGGACACCATTATCATTTCTATCCAACCAAAGTCCTAGAAAGCCTACTACGGCTGTCAATACACTAGGAATGAATATGTGGTCAATAATATTGAGCCCAACATCAATCAGCTTATTAGTTTCACTTGATACATAACCCCTAGCAAATGCCATAACATACTCTGTTATGACTAGCCAAATAGGAATTAGCATAACAAGTACTAGAATCCGTGTCGCTAGTACTCCAGTAGGTCTAATGTTAGCAACACGAACAGCACCATATGCTGATTTCAGTCGGTTCATGATTTGATACTTCATTATCAGTCACCTCCTATATCATCGGTATTAAGCGTGATACTTCTTCCTATTGGCATATTGTTTAGAACTTGGATATGCATCAGTTCAGTACTCAGACTCTGAACTGTGGTTTCGAGGTTATTAAGCCTATGAAATTTCGCTGCATCTCGTTCTTCTAGCTTGACCAACTGCTTTAATATCTCCTGATTACTTTTTGTTAAATCAGCGATACTATTGATAGCATCGGATAACTTATCATCATAATCTTTACGTTGCTTATCCATACGCCGAGCCAAATGGTCATCTAATTCTTGCTTAACCGCAACTAGCGAAGTGTGTTCTAAAAACCACACCATCGCACGAAACGAGCCCCGAAGGGCGGCCCAGATAACCCCTAACAGGGTTACCCAGAATCCAATGTCCGCAAAATAAGGAGGTATTCCGAAGTCCATTAGCAATAATCTAATTTCGTCCATTTATGAACTCCTTATGCTTCTTTCCATTTATTACGGTATACGTCCCATTTTTTACTAGAGTCATGATTATAAATTTCTAAATCTACCTTAGCAATGCTAATATTGCTAGGAGGAATAGACTCATCAGCTACAATAATTTTATTCGGACCATATTCATTACCAAACTTATCATGTAGATTTAAGTTTTCATCCTTCCATATAAAAGAAGGAATTTCTAAAACTTTAATCTCAGAAATTTTAAATGCGTCCGGGTGAATATCAGTAGCCTTTAGCAACTTCACTACGGAATACTCACAACCTACAAATGCTTCAGCACCTACTTTAACTACGTTAGGACATTCTAATAATCCTTCTAAATCGCTACGGCCATAGAACTGCTTAGGCAGAATCTCTGTGGCCGTTTCCGGATTGAATTCAATAAGACCTTTGATTTTAACAGTGCTAACGACATGCTCAATTAAGTTAAGATATTCAAGATAAATATCATCTGTCCCATAAGGCTGAATTCTAATAGTTGCACTCCCGGATTGAATTTCAACAGCTTCTGTGCTGCCACTCACTCGAACTTTAAAGCCATCTTGCCCAGATACACGAACTTCCGTATCCCCTTTTCTTGGCTCGTTAAAGGTAAGTGGTGCATAAGGTTGCTCAGCCAATGCATGGACAATAGCAGATAATATCGCTTCAAGGGTACCACTATTAATAAGGATATTCTTACCTTGAAGTGCTGAAACAACGCCTGATAAGTTAGGCATCTTCACTTTTAAGGATTCCAACCACTCCTCCTCGGTTCCTACGAATCCATGTGCTAAAGCAATTTCATAAGCACTTTTCCCGTTATTGCCTACCATGGTTGCTTTTACTTCCGCCTCTACTTTAACCGGACCTTCAATTCTTACTGGTAACGCTTCGTTTTGCATAATACATTCCTCCTCTAATCATGCATGGCCACATCCTGAATTATGTTAACTACCCCCATACCCAGTTTGTAATATCGGATAGGCTCAGATTCCTTATATGCAAAAGCATCATACACATGCTCACCAAAGGACTTGATTTCTAGGGTATCCTTTCCGGAAATATTGAATGTCGCAATCTTCCCAGATGCTACCCCTTGCACTTTAATAACAAGCGGACCACTTGCTCGCTTTCGTATGGCGAATACTGACTTGAATCCAGTCAAATCCACATTATCATCTTGAACTGCGTAAACTATCCCGAAATCCTCGCCAATATTGAGGTCTATATCTTTTACATTCATTACTTATCCTCTCCCTTAATTGAATGGAATTGTACCTTGTTTGTCATACCCGGTCACATCGACTACCAAATACTGAGATGTGGTTTTACCCGAGCAACCTACAGGATACGTGGTGACTGTATTCCAATCAATGAACTGATATGATTTCAACGATACGGTACTCTCATCGTGAAATCTGAACATTTGCCACACTCGCCCCGTGTGTGACTTTTTATCTCCATTATTAATATTTGGCCCCCAAACGGATACATCGATTACGGACATGGGTATAATTGCAACCTTGACGCCATATGACTTTGGGTCACGGGACATGTTTGTAAAAGTATCCGGAACGTAGTTTGATAACTGGTTATACCAATCGTGCGCATAGTGATCAATTACACGTAGGTACCTGATGCGGCTATCATATATCACATCGTTCTGCAGATTGTAATCTGTTGCCCAAGACGCTTTATAATATTTGTGACGACCAAGAACTTGCAATGCCGTATTAGGCTTACTACTTCCTACCTTATCAACAAATCGAATACGAGGCGTGTCTGCATTAGCCGTAACATCCTCGAAATAACCGAAGCAGTAGAACTTGATGCCAGCTTTTACTTCATCCACCATTGCTTGCGTTACCTTTTCGCCTGGTTTAATTACATCCACTATCAGTACCATTAATTGCTCACGACGTTTATGGACCCACTGAGCTGCGAATTCATATCCTTGTGGAACTGATACTGCTATAAGAGGTGTGTTACCATGATATGCGTAATTAGTGGCATAAAAGACCTGGATTACGTTAGCCGCCCCTGCAATATATCCATACTGGAATTTACTTGTAGGCACCATCATAGGAGTGTAAGCTATGGGTTTGAGTGGGATTTGAACCGTTGGCGTTATCCCCCTCATTGCCCCGGTGTAGAGAACTGCATCTTTTTGTTTAGGAAAGCTAAGATATACTAGATTATCATAGGTATCGTTTATAATCGTAACGCCTTCTTTATTCTGGATGTTAATAAATTCCATACGCCAACCACCCTTCATATGTAAGATCTTTAAATTGACGATTGATATTATATTCATCCTGGGACACCGCAAAATAATATGTTATGACATTGCCCCTAACCTCTGCCACTAAGTACTGCCCCATGGCTGCGGCCCAGACATGTTGCCCAGGCTGTAAACCATTCACAGTAATTTGTTGACGTCGTTTTGGGATGTCAGATACATATATCCGCCCCTCGATATGCGTGAGCCTTTCCTTGAGATTTAGTATGATATTGCCGTTAGCATCATAAGCTAATACATGCGGTTCCATAATACCTCCTACCAGCATCCAAGCTTAATCCGAGGGTTGTTATCATCATCAAAGCCTGTAATAAGATTATCCTGAATCTCAACACGAGCGCCCGTCTCTTTCGAACGAAGTAACCCGATTGTACCGGACACCGCCGATAAACTATCAACATGTAATTTGTCGGCAGTAACTGCGTTAGCCTGAATCATCTTATTAACAATGACGTTATCATCGAACTTAGTCGCTCCAGTGATGTGAATCAATTTCCCCGCAATGTATACACCGGACTGACTGAGGTTAATGCGAGATACCAACTCGCCACCATCAATCTCACCAATACTTTTTTTAACTTGTAAATCGATGCTACCAGCTAACTCAGTAATGCGAGATTCCGTATGTGATGCCAAATTCGTAATTCTTCTAGTGGTCTCTTCAGAATTCTTATTGAATTTCTTGTCAAGTTCCTTAATTCGTTCATCAACTTTATTCAGCCCAAGAGACTCAAGGTCTAGCAAGCTAGCATCAATTTGTGTCTTAATCACGACTTGCTTCTCGTTAACGAGTCCATCTCCGAACACATCCACAAACGAGCAACGTATCCGATATATTCCGGCTGAGTTCGAATACGTCAGCATGGTGCTAGTAGTTTCAAAATCATCAGTGCGTTCATCTCCGATCACGTGGCATCGAATAGCGTAGGCCTGCGCCGGCTTAGTTGAGAAGTAAAGATTGAATCCGCCTAACTGACTTTTTACTACAAGCTCAGGCGCGGCCAACTGTGGAACGTTATACTCATATGTTGCTGCAGTCGAGTATTTGCCCAACGTGCTGCGAGCATATAAATAAACCGTATCTGCTCGTTTGGTTAAAGTAAGTACAGCAGAGGTACCTTTAACTCTTGCCAATAAAGCATTCGTATCTTTGCCAGGATTATTATCGGTACGTAATTCGTAATAGTCGACGTCAGCATTAAGCACCTCATTCCATGATGCGGTGGCGTTTCTACTGAAATTAATACCGAAATCACTAGGCATATCGGGTACCGCATCCATCGGTTTGACTATCACATCAACCATTTGAGCAGTTTCTGCCCTGTTGCCAAATCGGTCAACGGATACAGCTTTAATTCGATAGGTCTCGCCCGGGCCCAATGCCTTAATGATCACCTGGCTTGTACTGCTTCCGGCATACTGCCATTCTTGGTCAGTTATCGGCTTACCACTTTTAGCGGTTAGCATATACCATACCTCAGCCACATCAAAGTTGGCCGGATTAGCAGGCGGTTCAAATAGTACTTGCAAATCATAGTACACGCTCTTATCTGCAGTCTGATTATATCGACTGAGTACGTGCAAATTTTGCACATCCTCAGGAGCTTGCATTTTAGGTATAGCTATAGATTTTGTCACGCCGGTAGTCAACTGTCCTAACTCATTAATAGCCTGCACCCGCACCTCATAGGTTGCACCTAGTAGCACATCAGATATCGTGGTAGCATTTGTGGATGCTGGGTAGTTTCCGATATATGTCCACGTATCGCTCTTTACATTTCGGTAATTCACAACTACGTTTGAGACTTTTCCATCACGAGGTAGCTGCCACGTTACGCCTATGCGTGAATACATGATTCCATTAGCGCCATAGACATCGCTCACTAACCCTACTGCTTGAATATCAGATGCACCGTGATTTGTATAATCAATGCTTGGTACCGTGCCATCATCTGATACATAGAGTTCTGGATAATATTCCATGCATTGGATCTTACGAGTCATTTCTGATAATGTTTTCGTAATGGCTAACACACGAAATGGCTTAGCCGATTTAGAAACCTCTCCGAATGCATATACCGCATCAGGCTGCACCGGTATGGATTCTTTAACGATCACATTGAGACCCGATACATTTACTACATTAAACGTAGAGACAATATCCGTAGAATTGCTACGAATTAGCAACTGATAATTCTTCCCTGGTTGTACCGACACTTCCTTATCGAGTGTAATCGTCTGGCCGCTTACCGCAACCACACGACCGCCCTCGCCCCATTCAGGTATGTCGTGCTGAATTAGAATGATATCTCCTACTGTACACGCTATGGCATCCGTAAACGCCTCTATTGTCACAGTACGTATTTCGTATTTATTGCATCGCAAAAAATGCTTACCGTGCTTATATGCCTGCTCAAGGCTAGTACATCCCATGAGTTCAACTTGTGCCGGATTTGTTAGTGTATCCGACTCGTCGTAAGTGTCACCATATACTGGAATGACGTCTCGCTCATAATCCTTATCCTTGTTAAGGAACGATATTTCAACAGAGTTAGCCCTTGCCTCCACACCTTGAAACTCTTCAGTAAAGCTGCCGTGTTTGATATTAGCTACAGTAAACAACTGTACTGGTGTAGACTGATAATCACTAACACATGTGAACCTGGTTCCTACAGGAATTACTTTCCCTCGACCTACTGCTTCTGGATACTTTAACGCATCCCATAATCGCATAGCGGTGTCGTATATATAGTTGAATGTAAACCCATTTGTTTTGCACTTATCTGCCCATGCCTTAAATGCGTTATAGTCAAGGCGCATATGGGGCTGTCCGAATACAATATATTCACCGCCAATCTTACGGCAGATGTGGATTAAATCATAAGCAGCCCAAGCCGGATTATCAGCTGGTTGTGCTTCATACTTATTGGTGTACGGATTGAATACATACACCTCTGAGCGCTCTTGAATCCATGTTACTTTTGGATCGGTACCGCTTAGCTGAGATGTAGCCAAAGCCTTAATTCCAATGAGGGCTTTTCCCGGATGCACAAAATCATCATAAATAATTTGGGTTAGCTGCACCCAGTAGACCTTATTGACATGGCGCAAGCTTTTCCCATCTTTCGAACTGCATCGCATACGGATTTCATAACGCGCCTTTTCGAGATTGTCAAAGCGAAATACACGATAAAACGCATTATTTGTCGCCTCTTCAATTCGTCCTGCATAATCAGATGTATTCGTCACGCTATTATCCGACTTGATAAAATTCCACGCATCTCGGCGCTTAATATGACCGGCCATACCTTTTTGATTTGCTAAAGGTAATGCCTGCCAGGACTCATCACCTACCTTACGAATTTCTGCTTTCAACGTGACAGACGTACGGTCAGCGCCGCCGCTATCATTTGAATAATATAATCCGTTTGGAAATCCAACAGTTAACTCTATCGCGTCACACGCATCGCCTTGTACCTGTTGCGTATTCCATGATTCAGTCAATTCATAGTTTAGGGATTGATCCGCAAAGTTATCATTGAAATTTGGGATAACTGTTTGGTCATTTGTACCCTTTCTGATATCCACCTGCACATCCTTATAATTACTGATTGGGTTAGCATTAATACGAATATCTTCTATTTTTGATAATTCGCCCTCACCCGCACAGTATAAAAGGTTAAGATATTGCTTTTCGCCATCACTAATTACATGGCGGGATAATAATAACCCAGCGCTTTTCATCCGGCCATACGTCACGGCTAAAGGGTAGCCCTGCCCAGTAACAGTTTCGGTACCTCCCCACCCATATGTATTTGACTGTTCGGAATTCGAACGGTCAACCTTAGGAGCAGTTAACTTTGAAATGATAGCATTACCTATCATCCCTACCGCCATAGCAATTACTGACCGCCAAATCAAGCTTTGGATACCAAAAATAGCACCTGAAGCAATACCACCGGTAAATACAGCCATCCCTATTGATAGAAGTACACCAAAGAATTTACCCTCAACTCGGGGCATTACTACAATGTAGTCTTCATCGTTCACAACTGTATCAGGCGCTGCTTCATGTCCATTTACTGAATACACCCAGTCTCCGGGTGTGCTGAAGTAATAGCTGATAGACTTGCCCTGTTTAAATGGCAAATATTTTGTATCCCGCTGCTCCGGCTTGAACGGATTATTTACAATAATTACGTTAACCATCTGCTGCTACTCCTTTCTCTCATAAATGTGCTTCAATCGAGGCACGTATTTTGATATGTGCTCAATACAGGTGCCGCTGTGTTCAGTAGCATGTATAAATTTACCTTCGCCAAGATAAACCCCTACATGATCAAGATTTTTACCATATAGCGCAAATACCAAAACACTCCCTGGCATTGGCTCACGAACCTCGCGCCATTCATCCATTTGGATTTGGGTATATTCGGGTAGTGGTATTCCACTACGCCGATATACCTCAACAACTACATCCCAGCACTTCATTTCCGAGAATGGGGTGCCTATCATATCAGTCAAGTCACTTATTGGATGCATACAGTCCTCCTTGTGGGATAGTAGGCTCTCCGCCGAATCGTGTACTGTTCCCCAATTCACGGCATCGCGCTAAGGTTTTATTACATTGATTTTCACGGCCCTTATATCCACATTGAACCCCTTTAAATTTGAACGGACAGAAATCCTTCATCACACGGATTAATGGGAATCGTCGAGTAAAGCTAAAGTCAGTACCCAGTGTAAACTCCATCCATTCAGCATTTGCATGAGTTCCTGTAATTACGAAATGCTCCTCTTGCTCGCACACATCAGGTATGTTCGTATTCACTACACGAATGATGACATTGGCCCCAGTGAATCCATTATTAGACTCTGCCATACGCTGGATTGTCCGAGTCACGTTAGATACAGATAGCTTAATATTAGGCAAATCCGTTGCATTCTCAGTGACATCTTGAATGGTAAACGGAAATGCAATATAAGTATTACCTTGAAATTGGATATTCTCCGTATTGTATACCAATCGAATCATATCCCCTTTATAAGATATTTCTAACAGCATTAACCACACACCCGTGGCCGATATTTGGTTTTTCTCTAAAATCGATGCCGTTGAGAGCGGTAACATGTTATACCTCCTGTAATTTCACGGTTCCCATCCACACTCCGTAGTCATTCGCCGCAAAGTCTAACTGATCAGCAAATCGCACTTTTAATGTTTCCCGTGTTTCTGGATGTACCCAGTCGAATATACCCGAACAGTTGACGTCGTCATAGAACGTCCGAAGTTTATAGTACTCAGCTGTTGGCAACTTGTACCCTACAGAATATGTCCGCCGGGTCTTTGTCGTCTTTTTCCTGGTGATTAGCGTCATGTTTTCAACTTGGCCTTTATACGAAATATCTGGAGTAGTCTCCTGAATTGGATATATCGGCCATCGAATATCTGGAAATACTGCCATAGTTATACTGCGGATGCCTTGATGGCGTCACGCATACCTCCTTTGTTTGATTCCATAGCGCGAACTACTACATCAATAACATAATTTTCGCCATCGAACCGAGAGTTCTGTTGTTTGCTTTCGAGTTCTTGGCCAGACTGATTGATGATATTAACAACTACATTGTTGCTTGCACCGCCTCCGCCTACCAATCGACGAGTTTCGCTTGCTGTATAAATGCGATGTGATCCGGAGGACTGCAATAGTTCCGGTCCGTTTTCGCCAACCAGCATAAGCCCTGGGTTCGTTTTTCCTCCGGCAGCAAATCGATTGCCTGTAAATGCAGAACTAAACGAACTGCCACCAGCAAAAGACGATGTCCCTTTTGCAGCACCTAGTGAGCCAATACCACTAACGGCACCACCAAATACTCCTTGCAACTTAGGCATGATGTATTGTTGGAACGTTAACTGAATCATCATCTTAATAATGGCATTTGTCATATCCTTGAATATGTCCTTAATGCCTTTACTGAATGACTTCGTTCTTGTTGCCATAGCCTCGAGATTATTCGTCCACGCAGAATTAATAGAGCTCATCGTACTGTCAAAAGTAGATTTTGCTAAATCTGCATAATTGGTAGTCTCTTGCTTATATTGGCGTGCGGCTTCTTGTAAGCTCGTTTTCAGACTGCGACCTGCGAGTTCCCATAGTTTCTGTTGAGACTCCAATAGGTTCTTTTCAATCTGCAGTCTTTGAGTGGCCGTTAACTGGGCCTCATTGACTTCACTCCGTGCATAGTCAATATAGGTCTTTAACTCTTCAGCAAGCAGTGCGTCTGCATCACTGCGAGATAAACGACCAAGCGTAACCATATTAGTTAAGTGGTCAATATTTTCGCTTGTTTGAGTGTAGGCTAACTCTCTGATTTTCTGCTCAGTATCAGACGCCACTTTTAAGCGCTCTACCTGGGCTTTCTTTTCAGCGAGTTCCTTATCGCCTACGGCTTTTGTATACTCACGAACGTTATCGTCAATCTGCGCCTTTTGTGCTTCAGCTTCAGCTTTGAGTAATTGTAAGCGGTCGCCTGTGCGTTCGAGATCGAGCTTTTTAATATCCTCGTTCATCTTTCGAACACGGATAGTCTGATTTCGTTGTGCTTCGGCTAATCGCTTTTGATACAACTCTTCATTTTTAGCACGAACGGAAGCAGTTAGGTCAGACTCAGCTAGTTTCTTGGCATTTGCCGCGCTACCTGCTGAATCAGCAGTGGCGCTTGATGCAGCGCCTGCATACTTAGCTGTGTCAATATATCCGGTGATTTGTCCGAAATCGGCCGTAACAGATGGCTTAGCGACCACTCCGTTTGTATTAGCACCAGTATAGCCTCCGTTCCCGTCACTAATAACAATGTGTTCATCACCAAGTACAACCACACCATCGCCAGCTTTAGGAATATATCCATCGCCTTCTGGGTGCCAAGCCCCTACAGCAGCCGCCGCTTCCCATAGCTTATCGACTCGACGAGGTACGTCCGCCCCGAGTGACTGTTTAACTGCATCAGAGAATAGCTTTCCGCAGTCCGTTGCCCATGTACCATCTGCTCCTAACTTGTATGCCTTGCCGAGTTGTTCGTTAGCTGCTTCTAGTACACCCGAGGCTTGTCCTATAGCACCACTATTCACGCCTGAAACAGAGCGGATAATATCACGAATATTTTTTTCGTTTGACTCATACTGGTTCTTAGCAGTTAACTTATCGATTTCGTATTGACTGCCGTCAATTTGTAAGCTCTGCAAAGTAAGAGACCTATATAATTCAGACATGCGTTCTACAGCGCTTGCCAACTTTTCAGCTGCTTGTTGGGCTTTCTTTGCAGCCTGTTCTTGGGCTTTGGCCGCTTTCGCTGCCTCTTCATTTGCCTTATTGATAGCTTCAGTATTCGTTAATCCGCCATTAGCAAGGTCCTCTTTTGCTTTTGCGAGTTCCTCATCGAGTTTCGCTTTTGCAGCATCAGCTTCTTCTTTTTGCTTTAATGCCGCATCGATTCTAGCGCCTTCTTCTTTTGTAGCTAAGCGGTCATTTTTTACAAGACCCAGCCACGCACTATCCTCAATCCAATATCGAGTATCGTGTGATTCCCTAAACTTGTCAGACAGGCCTGCTGTTGAGTTCGTATTCTTGTGAATACGTTTGCCATCAACATCTACGCCAGTATAAGATGCTTTTGTCTGTTCGTTATATCGGAAATCAAGCAACGCTTTTCCGGCAAGCCCAATTACTGTAGCTAATGTTACCCAAGGACCGGCTGCAGCAAGCGTAGCTAATCTCATGAATCCGAGTGCGCTGGTTAGTGATCGCATGACTATGATCACAGCTCCCGCTTCTGCACCGAATTTGACAATTCCGCCAATAGCTTCCTTTTGCTCGGCGGTCATCGACTCGAATTCTTTAGCTACATCTAATACACCTTTTGCATAATCGTTAAATACTGGAACTAACTCATGGCCGATGGATACTGCTAGGCGTTTTCCGGTATTTTCTAAATCTTTCAATTCCCGATTTAGCTTTGCGGACTTAGATGCTGCATCATCGTCGATGATAAGCCCCATTGCCTTGGCACGTTCAGCCACCTTGTCCATCTGCTCAACGGACATGTTGAGCATAGCGTGCATCTGATATCCAGTACGTCCAAAGAGTTCCATTTCGACGCGAGTCTTTTCAGCCCCGTCCTTCATACCTCTTAAACGTTCCTGTATCATCTTGAATACTTCAACGGTATTCTTACCCTGGATATCCTCGAGCGTGTAGCCTAATTTACTGAATATATCGGTACTAAGCTTTCCCTCTGCCCGAGCAACTTCCATTTTCTCTTTGGCCGCTCCGACGTTTTTGGAGAACTTAGCAAACGCCCCTGCACTATCTTCCATAGCAATACCCATATAATTGGCCACTGCTAATAGTTCACTGGTTTCTTTTGCCGTAGCACCGGTAATCCCTGATAATTTCTTAACGGCTACGTCCCATTGAATTGCCTCTTTGGCAAGTTTGGCACCGATGCCTACTACACCAACACCGGCACCTATCGCCATGAGATCATTCTTCATTTTGCCAAGGGCGGATTTGGCGCCTTCGGCACTTGCAGTAATTTTCTTGAGTCCTGCTTCCGTATTCTTATCGGTCAGCTGAACGACAATATCAATTAAATTATTGGCCATTCTTGTGCGCCACCTCCAATTCTTTGGCTTCTAGCAATATGAGTAAATCAATAAGGTGCGGTAGAGGCTCGATGCCGTAAGCCCTTGCCACTTCTAGCACCGCTGGCATATCGAATCCGGCAATACCACCTGGATGCCAACGTCGCTGCATTCGGCTGGCATTGTATACTCGCATTGCTTGTCTAGTTCCATCTAATTGGTGAGGGGAATTAAACTCACACTCCGAACAGTCAAAATGCTGTTTAGTCTCACGTTGCATCTTGATACAATCAGAGCAGTATTTCGGCTTATCGGAGTTGAGCCAACCCCACACCTGAATTAGTTTTTTTCAGTTTCAGCCTTTTTTTCATGCGTAAAGCGCATGGTATCAAGCGCGACTTCCATAAGGTCATTGTCTGGTGCTGCGTTGATTTCATCTTCAGTTAGACCGTAGATGTGTTGCATAATCCATTGTGCAAGGTCACGAGAACGTAATAGACGTTCTGTGTCCGGTGCTTCCTCCGGAACTGGAGTATATAATGGGTCTAACCCGGATTTAATTAATTCGCCACGTTCAGCGAATGTTAATCCTCTTACTTGAATATCTTCGAATGCCATATGGGCACCTCCTAGTATTGTTCTTGATTATTAACTAAAGTAATGATGGATGCAGAACGGCCGGCATCCGCGCGATAGTACGCCTTGAATGGTAATTCAATATTGACGCCTCGAGGGCCGTCAATGCCTGGAGATTGTCGTTCGTATACAAGTTCAGGCAATTTGAATGTAAGCGACCAGTCATCTTGTTCAAGTCGCAATTCCAAGCTGGATTCTGTACCGTTAACCGCTTTGTTTAAAAGGTCTTTGTTTTGGAAGAACGCTTTAATTGTCCCTGAAATTGACACAATACCTGGGTCGATGTATGTTCTAAAACCTTTACCGCCGATAGCGTAAGAGTCGCCGTCCAAGCCAAAATCAAAGTTGATATCGCAACTTAGAATATTGGCTACGGCAACGCCGCCCTCTTTGATAGTTGCGTTTAGGTTTTGGAATGGTAAAAAATTTACGGCCTTAGCTGCGGCATCAAACGTAGTGGCCGCTAATGTTTCCTTACAACCCATTACATCCACAGATGCTGTAAGTTCGGAGTCACCGCCAAATTTAAAGCCTAATTTACTAACTCGTACGCCAGCGAACTGTTGAAATACGTTAACATCAGGGTACCCCTGTTCAATAGTTAGCGACGGCATTGTGTTACCGATTTTAAACACGTGCTCGGACTTCTTATTTGGCGCTTGTCCAGTTGTATTAGAAGTCGGTTGACCAAATGCAGCTTTTAGCCAGTATCCGATGTCAATAACACCAACAGGCACGGTTAAACTACCGGACGTGTCAATGTTGCCACGGAATGGCGCTGCAGGATTACGATCACCACGTATCACAGTGGAGTCATTTAAGTTTTGACTAGCTTTCACGGAGCTAGATATGATTGGCGTGATTACACCGCCAGTGGATGGCGTTGTACCAAAATCCGCCTCAAACGCAATCGCCACATGGGATTGAGAACCCTGTGCACGTTTTGCTGTTGCCATATGCATTTCCTCCTTTAATATTCAATATTCCCGCCGATTACATGCGGAATTTCTATAGTAGCTGTTAACCGTCCGGTAAACACCGGGCGCCAATTCATACTATCAAGTTCATAGTCAATGTCGATTACCGGGAACGCCGGATTAACCTTACAAATGCATTCAATGATTAACTGCCCTAGATTATCCGATTCTAGCGCTCCGTCGTATCGAATAATATTCTTAACGCGAGTTGCACCTTTATGGACGATACCCCACACAACCATTAGGGAGTATGTGTAAGTATCTGCAAGCCCTTCGTTTTTATTACTCGGTAGTAATATGATGCAAGGGCAATCTTCTTCAAGTGGTGCTTCAACATCGTCGTAGCCGACATACAGTTGGGCCGGCTTTCCGTATTTGTCATTGCAAAATTTAGTCAACGCCTCATCATTCGCTAGAGCCTCAGCCCATCGTTCAACGATGCGCGACAATGGAATTGTCTGTTGCATCAAATCACCTTACCTTGTAGTTACGTCGAGATGCGGATTGTGCAGCTGGACCATAAATAGCGTAGTCGCCTATCTTATTTTCGATATAAGGTTTAAGTTTAGGCTGTAACGCTGCTTTCATAGGGCCATAAGTATGACGTGGCTGAATTTTGAACATCGATTTACCCTTAGGCAATGGTACGCCTGCAGCAAATAACTTCTTGCGCATAGGCTCTGTAATTTGCTTAGTGTACCCTTCTTCGATTCGTTCACCTAACCGTTTAGCCGAATTAGATAACCACCCAACTCGGACAGATTGCTTGCCTCTGTCATATTGATACCCGACTGCATTCGATAACTTACCGAGTGGACTGTATCCGATTGTCCTGGCGCTAATGCCCATATCAAGTAAGGCATTTCGCGATTTAGAGCCCCAGGCTTCCCGTTCTGCCCGTCCTCCGCTTTGATAAGCTTTCCGAAGTTTCGCACCAAATGCTGACTCAAATGCCGCCCTGCGAGCCGGCGCCATGAAGTTAGGATACTTACGTCCGCCTGGTGCACCTGATCTGATACCTTCTTTAATTTCCTTTTGCATCATCCAACCTGTGGATTTTAACGCTTTACGCATCCAGTCGGGTTTGGTTTCTGCAATGAAATTCAGATACGGCGTGGCTGTGTCTGTAATCGTAATAGGTTCATTACTCATTACGGTCTCACCGCCCTCACGTTATGGACGATTTCAAGGCAATACATCGTACCGTCAAAGTTGGAAATGTGATCAACGTACCATTTCTCGCCATTGATATACACTTCGTCTTTTGGAAGAGGATTAGGTACATCTTTAACCCGCACCCAAATTTGAGCCTTATCGGCTAATGCTTTATCGACGAATCCGGAACCCTTGCCGTCATATTCGCCAATTTCCACACTAGCTTTTATGGACTGACCTTTGTAAGTAATCTTTTCGCCGAATACAGATAGTAGCGCTTTATCATCATATTTCAGCATTATTTCTACCTCACAAAAAGTAAAGCGCCCAAAATGGGCGCTTTGTAATTATTTACGCAGTAGGTTGTAACAACATTACTGTCACAGTTTCCTGTGTTGCGGTTTTAGGCTCTACGGCCATACCAAGAACTTTACCACCAGTTTTTACTGCCTTATCAGTTAAGAATTGAACTAAATCACCAACAGCGTAAGTATCAGCTTTGTTAGCAACTACTTTAAATACGCCTGTTACTTTTACAGCACCGACTTCACCTTTAGCAATATCAGTAAGTGCAACGCCGTGGAGTTTACCAACTTCTACAATGTCGCCTACTTTAACTGCAGCAGTCGCTGTGAAGTTGATACGATCGGTTTCCATTACGAATTGTGTCATCATATAATATACCCCCTAATTATTTACCAGCATTCTTATATAGACCACGGAAGTCAATAGTGTCAACACCAACATCAAATGCCACTTTGTATTCAATACCGTCTACGTCGAAACCTTGACGTGTTTCAAGACGTGGATTTTCAACGCCATTCAAGTACGTTACTTCAATAGTATCGTGTTGAGCCGCATCCGCTACTAGGTACCATGCAGTAGGGTCTGTCAATTCAGCATCAGACACTACAACAAAGCGGCCTTTATAAGGATTTACTACGCCGGAGTTTGTACCATCTACTGCTGCAGTAGAGTTAACGATTTGATATGCTGTTATTTCTAATTCAGGTGGCACTACCAAGTATTTAGGTGTGATGTTCAAATTAGCTTCATCGGTAATACCTTTCTGACGACGCATAGCAGTAATTGCTTTCGCCAAAGATGTAACGGATAACGCCTCTGCTGTTTTCGCTACGTTTCCGTGTTTATCGTCAAATAAGGCTACGCTATCTTGCATTTTAACTGTACCAGTTAATTGAGCATACACCATTTTGTTTACCAAGCGTTTTGCAGCGGAACCATATTTAGTAGCAAGTTTGGAGAATAAACCCAAGTCATCATTAATAATAGCTTGGCGAGTCAAACTGAAGATTTTGCCATATGTAGCTACTTTAGTACGAGCGGATGCCTCGCCGAATACATCTTGTGGGAATTGACCGCCTTCTGGTACTAATTCTAGGTTGCCTGCTTCAGACAATGCGTAACGTGCTGCTTCTTTGAAGTCACGGTTAGAGCCTTTGCCTGTCCAGATTTGGAATGTAGTTTCAGCTTCGTTAAAACCATTCATCACAGATTTATTGGCCAAGTTAGACATGATAGCAGGGAATGTAGATGTGGAGTTAATAGCCGCACGTGCCATTTTCATGTTATCACCAAAGTTAGCTTTAGTATCACATTCACGTCGTAAGGACTCGCGAGCTAACTCAATTAAGGAGTAGCCGCGCAATTCACTAGCACCTGGTGCCGGTTCTGTTACAGGCAAGCCTGCTGCCATTAATACCGCATCTTGTGCGGCTGCGCGGAACTTATCAGATTCAGCTTCGCCCATTGTTACGGATACGCCTTTGTTACGTGCGCGTAATTGGTCCATTACCATTGCACGTGCTTCGTCAACAGATACCCCCATTACGATTGCTTCGTCTGCACCTTCTACATCAAAGTCGCGGAACAATGCAGTAATTTCGGAAGTACGTTTACGCTCTTGCTCCATTGCTTTAGCAAGGTCTGCTTGTGTGATACCAGTTTCAACTGGTTCTGTAGATTTCACTTCTTCAGTTTTTAAATTTTCTTTTGGATCCATACTTTTTTCTCCCTCCTGTGTGTCAATACTTGTATGAATTTCTTCAGCACTTCGTCCTACCCCTACAGTTGGGTCAGCAGGAACAGATACAATGCTGATTTCCAAAGGTTCCCAATCCGTAACTACATAAGTGTCAGGGCCCTTGAATCTGCCATTACTGGATATAGAATCTTTATCATCAAGTACTTCATATCGCTTAATGGAATACCCAACGCTTACTCCTTGTAGCGTCCCGGATTGTACCTTTTTGAAAATCATGTCGGATTTTTCGTCTTCATCGAAACGCACTAATGCTTTTCCTCGATTATCTTCAATCCAAACTTTCTCAACGTGTCCCACGACTGCACCCCTGTCGTGATTAAACAACGCTGTTCCTAAACCATTATTAAAGCGCTCAAGGTTGATGCACTCTTCATCGTGGCAAAGGATTTCATCGCCGAACCAACGGCCATATGGCGTTTCGGAAGAGAAAGATAATTCTACTGTCCGACTATCGGTATCGACGTTGTCAATAGTAGATTCCCGGCAATAATTACCAAGAATGCTGCGCTTTTGATGTTCACTCATTACTAGCCATCAGCTCCTTCCTTTGTAGTGTCATCATCGCCCATCGTTAGCGGTTGCAACTCACTGGAATAATCTAGCAATACCCCCAACTCCTTAGCTTTATCTTGTTCGAGCTTCCGCTGTTCAAGGACTTCCTCCCAATCGCGTCCAGATGCTGCACATACATCTTCTAACGTTGTAAGCCCGGATTTGATTGCTTCTTTATTGGCGTTAACTTCCTTGACAGGATCAATCCAAGACCACCCTGGAGCAAGCCAAGCTACCTCTTGGTATTTGTCCTTATTCGCTAAGTAGTCTGATGGTAATTCACCTGCTAAGTAAAGAGCATCAATAAAAGCTTTCCAAATCGGCATACAGAAGTGTCTGATTACAAATTTCTGTACTTGACGGAATGTCTTTTGGTCCTCTAACAAGTTTTGCCTTGCAGCTGAGAAATTCCCAGATATATTACGCGCTACGATGTCAGCGCTCATACCAAGACCGGACGCAATACGTCTAGTCTGAGTTGCCGAATATTCGCTCGCAGTCCCTGCATTGCGTTTAGGATCTGCAAACTCAATCGATTCACCAGGGCTGAGATGTCTAACCATACCTGGTGCCATTGTGATGTTAGGTCTGCCTTTTTTATCTCGAGGTAATAGTGCGGCTTGTCTTCCTGAATTTTGCGAAGTTACAAAAACGCTAAAACATGCTGCGACACGAGCCGCAATTAAGTCGGCATCCATGTATTCGTCAATATCGTGAATTCTACGTAACACTAACGCCAATAAACTTACGCCCCGGATTTGTGATGGCCGTTTAGGTTTAAATAACAAAAAAGCTTGTTCAGTTGTTAGTCGAACTGTATCAAAAGATCGTAAACCCATCGGGTCAGTTTGACTAACGTGGTAAGCTACTGGTCGGCCATGTTCAGTCACTTCAACACCATTGATAATATTATTCTTACCGTGTGTAATGCTTACAGCCCCTATATTTTCAGCTTCTATTAATTGAATAGATAGCGGTAAATAAGAGCCTTGCGAAGTCTTGTTCACAAGAATTTCACCGTCATACACCATTCGTCTTAGCGCCATTTCTTGTAGTTCATAAAAACTAGAAATACCTCTAATATCTGCATTTTCAGGTTCGGCCCATTTGGCCCACGCTTTCTCGATTTTCTTGTTTAGTTCACTGTTTAACTTTCCTGAACGATTTCTAACTTTCGCCTGTGGGACAATGCCTGCTCCGATTACATTTCGCAATAAAGCGATAACAGCAGATTCAGCTAAGTCACTATTCATTTCTGCAGCTCTTGCACGCCCGCGGATAATATCACGTGAACCTGTTGCAAGCTGTTCGGCCGTACCATATGCGGGTTGCCAATCACTGCTTAACCTATCCATAGATGCCGCATCATAGTGACGTAATGCATCGCGGTAGGTCTTACGCTCATACGCACGTCGTGGACTCACCAATCCGATTACTTTGTCAATAATATTCATCGTCCACCCCATGTTACGAATGCATCCATTTGATATCCATTTGACTCCTCATGTACACGTTGCATTAACGTTTGTTCACGTGCATAAAGCACAGGCAAGTCAATTGTCTTGAATCGTTTGCCACCAATCTGTAGCTCGGAGTATCCTTTTGTTTCGATATCCTCAATAACTTGGCGGACACGTTCCAATTGTTCATTTACATCGCTCATGGTTCACCTCCTATCTAAACCAATGCCCCGTATTACCTATGCCTCCATCATAATCATCATAGGTTTCAACCTCTTCGGTTTCTTCATAATTTTCTTGTTCAATTAAATATTTAACACCCGCAATATCTGCTACAGCGGCATTGTAGGTGCATGTATCAAGCAAGTGATTGACAGGGTGACTGGTGAGCGGTTTCCATTGCACCGTCACTGCACCTGTTTTCACATTTCTGATTTCTTGCTTTTCTTCCGACCTTAAATGATCAGAGTACTCTTGCGGACAGTTTTTGTATAAATGAATCGTACTGTCTTCATCTGCAGGTCTTATCATTCTTGCGAATATAAAGTCCTTCCAATAATCAGTATTCAATACATATAATTTCAATCCACCTACGACGCCCTTTTCTATTGATGTCATAGTATATGGTGCTGCCATCGTACTATGATTCGAGGAGCCTTTAATTGGAATACAGACTTCAGGGAACCTAGAACAGAATTGATATACTTCGTCCGTTCTAAATCCTGAGTCAATGCCGGCTTTCATCACCTGTCGAGGTTCACCATATTCTGATGGATATTCGCGGTTAATGATTATCTCTTCTAAATCTTCCCATGTACTTGCCTGTCCATAATCAATCAGATAAGACTTAACGCCCGGTGCGTATGCTCTTACCTCCCACCAGAAGTGATCGAGTTGTACGTCAACAGAAGCTATAAGTAGTACTGCTTTATCTGGCACGACGCCACATGGATACGAAGATTGTGTAAACTCCAGATTCTGTGTGCTTTTAGTTTTAGAACTTTTCCAAGGCTCCGCTAACCATGAGTTGATAAAGTTCATCAATGTAGCTGGTGTGCCTTTGGAATTTTTAAACTCATAGGCAACGTCTCCGAATGTGACCCACGGCGAATATATAGATGATAAGTGATACGATACTGAGCGGACTTTACTTTGCGATTTGTTTACCGCTCTCCATTCACCACTTCTTAACATTTCCATTTTGTGCTTATCGTAAATACGTTCGCCGCAATGTTCACATTCGTAGTACGCTGTATCACGTATCATGTCGGCATTATCATTGTGTTCTTCAGCCCATTTTATCTGTTTAAATTTGAGGACTTGCGACACTCCGCAATGTGGACATGGCACGTAATATTGCCGGCGCTCATTTGCACTCATGAACGCCTGCCAAATATTACCCGACTCAACCGTAGGAGTAGACACCATCACGATTTTTTTATCAACGAATGTTTTGGTACGTTCTGTTGCTAGTTTGATTGGGTCTGCCTCCTTACCTGCAAAGGCGGGGTATTTGTCAATTTCATCGAAGAATAGATATTTGATTGAACGGCTTGAAAGACTGCTCGGAGAGTTCGCACCTACAAGCACCATGTAATTGCCATTGTTAAAATCTAACTCTAGCAATTTACTACCTTCATCGAACTTGTCGCTAATCGATTTGACCGATTTAATCATAGGTTGCACACGCTTATCGCTAGCGAATTTGGCAATGGTATCTGTTGGATATACCATCATGGTAGGGGATGCTGTTTGGTCTAGCGCATACCCTATCATGTTAAGTTCTGTTTCTGTCTTACCCAGCTGTGCCCCAAAACAAAGAACTATCTTTTCAATAAGTGGATCAGTGAATCTATCCATTGGTTCTTTGAGATACGGTGTTCGATTTGTCCGCCATCTACCGGGTTCTGCAGATACACTCGTTAGCACTCTGAAATTATCAGCCCATTCCGAAACCGTATATCGTTCTGGGGGTTTAAACGCTTCAAGCTCTTCTGGAAACCATTCAACCTTAGGTCTTTGTTTTTCGACTGACTTTGATTTCCGGCGTGTACTCGCCTTTACGCGCGTAGCTTTCGAGGTAGTCTTCGACAACGTCATTCACCACCTTTTCTACATTCGCCCGTTCCTCCGGATCCGTGAATTCACTCGCAATTCGTTTCGCCAATTTAATAAAAGACGATTTCAATTCGAGTACTCGCCCAGACCATTCCTTAGCGACATCTGCACGAGATATATATTCGCCCTCTAATATTTCAAGAAGCTTTTTCTCGCGTGCTGCTTTAGACTCCTTTAAGTCAGCTTCAGCAACTAACTTTCGAGTGGCTGCAGATTGGTCTTTTGCTTTATCGCCTTTTGCATGTCCAAGATACGCAAGCACCTCCCTGAGATTCCACCACCCTGTGGCAGCTTTCGGCATCCCAGATTTATGATGCCTGGAAATAATTTCAGGTGATACTCGAAGAAGGTCGCAAAGTTGTGCGGTCGATACGAGCAAATCGCCTGCGGTATTGAATTTGACTCTCGGTTTTGCGTCGGCCATTGACGACCTCCTTTCTGTCTCTTGACATTCAACTTTCAACAGCAAAATTTCTCCCACACAGAGACAATCTTCGCGCGGGGGCGACCAGCGGCCATTTTTCACCCACGGAGTACCTTTTCCAAATTTCAAATTCTCATTTATAACCAGTATTGATAATCAGAATTTAGGAAATAAAAAAGCACCCTGAAGTGGGTGCTCCAATATTATTTCAGTACTCCTTTATTCTGTTTAAACTTACCGCGGTCTTTATGAATCTTTGCCGTTTTAGTTTTAATTAAAGAATGTGAGGGTGCATACGATTTACACATATGATCAATATGAATGCCATTCGCTTTACACCAACCCTTAACATTGTTTAAGCATCGTCTCTTTTCACAATACACATCAGTCAATCGTATTCACCTCGCCTTCTTAAATTTGCATACAAAAAAACCACCTAACCGTATAGATTGAGTGGTCTTTCCGTTTTAGTGTTCTAGGTTTCACTGTGTCGTTGAGAGATAGAGTATTTGTTTTCCCATTTACTCACACTATCATTATAAATTGTCAAGAAGGACACGTCTAGGACAGTTTTGGGACAATTTCATTAAGCTATTTTTGTATTCAACCCAATAACGCCCCAGAGCAATACGGATAGTTCTTCAATTCCTCTAGCGATGTAGCGTTTAATGGTACGAACATCTGGCTTTTCAGGAAAGGATTCAGCTATCTGCTCTAGAGTCTCCCCATTAATATAATATCTGCGCATGCACTCACAATACTTAAATTGCTTTGTGTTGCACTTTTCCGCATAGATATCTAGCATATTATTTACATGTCGCATCATCAATGCTGTTTTTTCTTTGCTCTTAACAATAGCATTTACCCTTACTATGCTGTTGTCGTCAAACATATCAACTAGCAGTTCATTGAGCCATATATCCTCGGCTTGTGTCGAATCCGAGATAGCATTGTCTACATAGGACTGCAGCTGACTGTAATGCTTAAGCAGCTTGATCGTGTTGTGTCGAAGTTTACGACCTAGTTGAGCATTTTCTTGTTTGGCTAATTCATAGTAAGTTTTAGTTGCCACCTCTGTGGCCAACCTTGTGATTTTCTCAATATCATATTCATTCAAATATGTTGCCCCCTTTACAAGTAATTTTATATTTTAGTCCGAATTTGTTTTTACCAGTGATAAACAACTAACATTTCAGCTTTTAAAAAATATCAACCATATTGTTTTTCCCCTACGTTGTCCGATTACAGGCTCGCAAGGGAGCAAGGCTTTAATCTTAGAAAACGAGATTTGTTCCTCATTCCATTTGAATACCATTGTCCCATTCTTCTTTAAAACCCTCCAGCATTCAGAGAGGCCTTGCTTAATGTCATCTTTCCATGTTGTATCTAACCTTCCATATTTTAATTTTAAAAATGAGTTATCTCCTGCCCTTATTAGATGAGGTGGATCAAATACTACTAGATAAAAGCTTTCATTTTCAAAAGGAAGGTCCCGAAAATCTGCGATTATATCAGGCTTAACTATTAGCTTTCTACCATCACATAGCATTATATCTTCAGTTCGATTATCCATGTAAATTGTGTCTGCATTTTCTTTGTTAAACCAAAACATTCTGCTGCCACAGCATACATCTAGTATTTTCATTAGTTATCTTTTATGCACACATTTTTAGCTTTGCAATAAACATCAACATATGTCTCATCATGGTCACCATTATGTGTTACTTCTACATATTCATCAATATTCGGACCACTTACTAATGCTTTCCAGTTTTGCAAGGTTTTACAAAACCATACAACATACATGAATTCTAATTCTTCAAATTCATGCCCCATTTCTACTAGCACTTTGCGAGCTGCTTCAATTGCCTTTACTTGTAAGTTACTCATTTTTTATCTCCTTGATTTTTAAAATTATAAAAATATTCCCATGTTTTTTGTGATGTGTAAGATTACATAGTCTTCATCATCCTGAATAATCTCATCAGCCATAGTGCCGATGAACTTTCGATTATCGTTTTCTAGAACTCCAGCAGCTTGCAACCCATCAAGAATAAACTTCTTAGCAAATGCTACATTGTCTGGATCATGTCTAGTTGACGAGTGCCATTCAAATAGTAGGTCAACTTTTCCAATAACAGGCTGTGTCTCCTGTGATAAACATTGTTCTTTAACCTGCTCAGTGCATTTCTTCTTCATCGATGCAGCTGCTATAGTTGAGCCACGTTCACAATCAATGTACTCATTCAATGTTGGGAACCGGTCATGAGTTTTCTTCCGAAATCTAAACTGGCATCGTAAGAGAATTTTCATCGGTGCGACTCTCCATTGAATATAGCCACAGCATATTCACCGCGTAGACGGTCATACACCCTTTGACTATAATTTTTTTCAGTCCAGACATCACTATAATTCGTCGTAAGAATTATGGGTTTCATCCGGTTGTAGCGATCAATAATGATGCTTTCAACTTTGGATGGTACCCAATCAGATTTTGAATACTCCGCCCCAAAGTCATCGAGCAATAGCAATGGGATATTCCGCAGTTTTTGCTCAAATCTTAGATAAGCTACATTGTCGCCTTTAGATAAAGTAAGCATGGTATCTAACAAATTAGGCATAGAAATCATTAGACCCCCTTTACCTAACGCCATAGCCTGTTTTAGGATGCTTACCGCGATCGATGTCTTGCCGGTACCAGCTGGGCCCCTTAATATGAGTCCCTTACCTGAATCAAGATTAGCTTTCAGATTATCAGAATACCTTTTAACCACGTCATAAGCTTCAGTGTTCTCTTTTGGAAAGCTGCCGTGTTTACGTAACCAGTCGAAATCCATATCATAATAGCGCTTAGGTATTCCAACTGCAGCATAGGTTGTATTGACGTTTGTTTGAATGACTACTGGTTTATCATATATGGGATAAAAGAACTCATTTTTTACCGTGGACTCTTTCATATTCCGCTTGCCAGTCGACTTGTTCGTCCTTTCTCGAATTTTTTCGAGACACGCTTCTAGCATTGCTGTTACATTTGCTTGCTCCAAAATCCTTTTGCACCTCCTGCTTTAGATTCCCTGCCGTGACAGTTTCAACATACTTGATACTATTGCCACCGTTATCCGCTGTGGTGTTAATAGCAACAATGACTCGTTCTTTGCCATATGATTCAACTAGATCATCTAACCGCTCTTTAATAGTAGGTGATACAACTCCAATTGATTTCATATACAATTCGTAAATTGGTTTGTTTTTTTCTTCTTCATCTTTAAACATAGATAGAGGATTTTCATCTTCACGCGCGCGCGTATCTCTCTCTATATTATTTTCTTTTCTTTTCTTTTCTTTTATTAGTTGATTTTGTTGAACATGTGTTAAATTTTGTTGAACATGTGTTAAATTTTGTTTTTTTGCTTTGCGAGACTCCGCACTTTTAAGGCCCGCCAACCTACGTTTTTCGCGGATAGTTTCCTCTTTCACTTTTTTAAACTCAAATCTTCGAATTAAGCTGGGTGACCAAAAATATTCGTCATCACAGTCCAATAATTCGTAGTCATGAATCAACAAATAAATTAACAAAAATGAACACATTGAACACATTGAATTTTGTTCCAACACGTGTTGATTTTTGTTGAACACTTGTTGAACACTTGTTAAAATTTGTTCATTATTCATCTTTAATTCATTATCCAAAGCGACGAATGTATATTTTTTTAGTGGCAATTTATAGTCATCTGCTGCGGCTAATTTTTCAATCAATATCCACCACCAGGCATATGAAATCATTCCTAATTCTGAAATCATAGCAGCGATTTTAGGATCATTACTCGCATTGATGTCATGACTAAAGTAGTATGATTGATTTTTCGCCATATCTATCACTCTTCATTGTCGTTAAATAAATTATCCTGGGCTCGACGTCCAATAATAAACCTTACGCATTCATCGATTAAGTCTTGGACTGAGATAGCAAATGTAGAGTCTGCATATTCAACATTTAACCAGTCCGTTTTAAATTTAAATTCGTTAGGTGTGTTCATATCAGACACGATACCTTCAACACCAACCTGGTTAATAAGACCTTCAATGTCGCCATACTTAAATTTGAATGTATTTACCAAAAATGGAATTTTAAATTCTTCCAGGAATTCAAAATTTTTCTTTACGATAGACTGCAGTTTGCTAAACGCTTGTAGGAGTTCAGGCCGTGGATCATCTTTAGATTTTAGCGTGAACACATCTGTTAACCCTGTGGCAGACGGTTTCTGATAGGCGATACTGATATCGTTGTCTTTAATTTGAATTGATTTAATAATCATAAAGGACTCCTTTCTTGTTCTACGATTACTAATTTACCAGTAGCAGCTTGAACAGCTTGTTTAAATGCTTCTGAATCTGAGTTGCTGTCAGATAAATGTAGTAGCCGTATATCTTGGCATTTAGTTAGGTCCATAGATTTGAGAAACTTAATAACATTTTCCAGCGAAAAGTGAGATTGAATTAATCGTTCCATTCGCTTTTCATCTAAATAACCAGCATCTACATGCTGATTTAGGATTTCATAGGAATGGTTGCATTCAACCATGATGTGATCAACATCTTTAAATGTGTACCGACAATAATAGGTATCGGTAATATATAAGAGTTTCTCTTCACCGTCAGAAATCAAAAACCCAACATTAGGCACATCGTGTTCTAATTCAAAAGGTAGGATGCTGAAATTGCCTACCGTGAATTGGACTTTTGGGGTTATGAGAATCGCTGTGTGCTTGTCAGACACATACAAAGCATTGGCCGTATCTTTCAGCATATACACGCGGTGACCTAGCTTTAATAGATCATTTACGGCTTTGCTATGGTCTCCGTGTTGATGTGTGAGCAAAGTACCACATAGGTGTAGAAAGTTAAAGCGACAATAGCGTTGAATTTCTTTAAAAGACAACCCTGCATCAAGTAGCAGTTCATCACCATTGGTTGAGGTTTGAATTCGGTAGCAGTTCCCTTTTGAGCTACTACCGAATGCTTGAATACTAATCACAATTAATCACCAAACATATTGACTACTTCGCCAGTTTCCGGATTTACAAATTCACTGGTAGGTGTAGGTTCAATATCGATTACTTCGCTATTAGCATTTTGATTAATAGTTTCAGCAACTATATCAGCCGTATCAATAACCTTTCCTTCAACATCGATAATTTCATCTGCAGTTTGTAACCCCATTGAAATTTCAGGCGCTGTAGTTCTAATCAACCATGCTGCAGCTCTGTAACGTAACATTTGATCCGGCATAGTTTTCCATTTAGAGCCCTTTTTGTCGTACCAGCCTTCTTGCTTAGCTAATGCGATTGTTACTTCAGGGCCTGCGATAATTTCATCTGAACCCTTTTCACGAGTGTAAGCAATAATACCTTGAGAGTCTGTTCCTTTTTCGCCAGTAGGTTTGTATTTAATAGCTTTAAAACGACCACATTGATTAAATGTTGCAATCAAAAATTTTGAAGACCACCCAGGATTGCCATATACGATATATAAATTCTGCATTACCATTAATGGGCTAGCGTTCATTCGTGTCGCCATTTCTAATGCGATAATAGCATTTCCCATATTCTGTTCACCTTGGAATTGTTGAGGGACCAACGTGGAATGTGTAAACATCTTTGCTTGTCGTTGTAATAGTTCAAATCCTTCTGCAGATTGAAAGCCAGGTAAATTTGTATGTTGTTTTACAGCTACTTCATTTGCCATTATGTACCTCCTATGCCACGTTTTCACATACAGCGTGGATATCTAAATTAGATAAAATATTGTGGATTTCTAAACGGCCTTTTTGCGTCCATTTAGTGGTGATTTTAGAATCTAAGCGACCGTCACTTCTGCAGAATGTAAAGGTTTCGGATTTAGTAAAACCTTTAGACATATGCTGCTTGTAGAGAATCCATTGATCACCGACCTTACGTTGTAGGCCAGCTTCATGCAAAATCTTATTTAATTCTTGAGCACTCATGCCGTAGTCAGCGGCAATCTGAGTAATTGTTAAGCAGGATTTACTAGATAAGATTTTATCAACGTAATCCTTAACCGGTTTAAATTCTGCTATCTGTTGCTCCTGTTGAGCAACGATAGCTTTGGTAGCATTGTGCGACTCCACCTCGTTGGCGTAAGCTCTAAGAGCTTCAGGCAACGACTTGGGAATATTCATGCTATAAGCACCAGTCTTACGAATTTGAGGAATCACTTCAGAGGTGACCCAACGTTTGAATTGTTTTGCCGTTGGTAATTTGCTAGATAGTACCAGGGAATAAAGTCCGCTTTCATTAATCAAAATCGTTTCTTTATTTTGATTGCCATCAAACACCATTGTCTTTGTTCTATCTTCTTCATCAGTGTGTCGGTTTACATCTCGACTACCGTTTTGGTACCCGAGAGTATCAGCGACATCCTTTGCAACAAACCATAATTCATTATCTTTTTCTAAAATACGAACTTGACCAAATGTATCATTTTTGAAAATCTGTAAATCAGTCATACCTATACCTCCTTAACGACCAGTTGAGGTTCTGATTCATCAACGATCAATTTAATTGTTTGGCTATTAACAGGGATAAAGTCAGTAACAGCTTCGGCATTATCAATAAACACCGGAGCATTAACTTTAAAATAGCTAGTCAATGCATTGATAATATCCAAGCCTACATTAATGCGTGCTGCGTTGTTCATGCTGCGATATGGAACGCCTTTATAAGTGGTTTCACAACATTCCTCGACATTGCCATTTAACATAACGTTGAACATCTTGAAACGAGCTAATTTAAACCTTGCATTAATGCTTTCTTCCAACATGTTAACTTTGGCTTTTACGAACTCATCCATAAGATATGATGCTTCATCGAGTTCATTCTTTTCAGTAACAAGTTTTTGTTGTTGGTTTTCCAATTCGATAACACGATTTTCAATATCATCAATCAATTTAAATTTATTCAATTCAGTCTCGAGATTTGCTTTTTTAGATTTCAAAGAGGCTAGTTCATCATCAAGTCTTGCAAGTTCTTTGACATCTGCACCTGGTTCCTCTTCAATCTCAAGCAAGAACAATTGAGCTTTTAAGTCAGCATATGTAGGATCATCTTCGACATTAGGTTCAGAATACGCTTCATATTCTTCACGTTTAATATCTCTCTCCTTGCTTTGTAGGGTAATGTCATCTATTAATCCGTCAGCTTTCGATATCATAGTTTTTTGCTGCTCTTCGTAGTTTTCTTTTAACTTAGCAGCACTATCGATAAGGCCTTTCCATTCTTCAAGCTTTTTAGATTTATTAGCGTTAAATTCTGCCTCGAGTTTTTCCTGCTTATCCGCCGGCAATTGCTGCCCGCAAGTAGGGCAAGCCTCTTTACTAAACTGCTGAGAGTTAAATGTGTCGAATTCAGACGTTAGAGTTTCGATGCGTTTGGCTTCTCGCTCAATTTCTTTATTAAGCTCGTTGCTTCTATCCATACATCTATCTCTTTCAGCTTCAGTCGCCTTTAATTTAGATAGTGCCGTTTCGTACTCGCTGCGCAAATGTTGTTTGCGCTTATGGTAATCGGATAGTACATCTGAACGTCTAACATCTAATTGACGATTAATATCACGAATTTTAGACTGCTTTTCTGTAGCACTAAAACCGTTTTTAATAATGGCCTTTTGTTTTTCAACATCATCAATGCCCGTTGATAAAGTTTTAATATCACTGATTAGTTTATTTTTATCAGCCATAACTTCAGGTTTATTTCGCACAGCTTCATCAATACGAACAGGAATCATATCCAGTTCTTTATTAATAGCTGTTTTCTTGCTGGCAATCACTTTGCGTTGATCATCAACCGTGCGTCCATCTAATAACTCTGCTAATCGTTTTAAGTCTTCACGACTATTAATTACAGCGGCATCATCAATATCGCCACACATTTCAAGGAGCAGCTTCCGGCGATTTTGCCAGGAATACGTTTCGTTAAAATACAATGGATTTGTAATTAATTTGAAGATGCTTTCATCTACAAGAGAACTAACCATTTCTTTGTATTCTTTTTCTTTTTTAGGCACACCATCGACAAAATAATCTGTCGTGTGGCCTGTTAAGGTAACTTCACCACCACGAGGGGAAGAGTACTTTTCACGATAGACGCGTTTAAGCTCAACAGTACCACCTTCATCTAATGTAAAGGTCCCTGTTACTTCGTGATTGACTTTATGGATAGGTTCACCACCATCCAATGTTTTGATTTCAAAATCAGCCCTATCCAGGCTATCTTTGCCAAATAGCAACCAACACACTGAGTCAAATACAGTCGTTTTGCCGGTGGCATTATCGCCACGGATTACAACATCGCCGTTTAAATCTAACGTAAAGGAAGTTAATCCTTTGAAGTTAAGTAGTTCTAATTTTGTGAGTTTCATATCATTCTCCTATACAACAGTGGCATCCACATCGATGGTGTGCGGCTCAATCTGCAATTGATTGGCCCATTGCATTACCGTCGAATTAATTTGAGCATTCTTTTTTAGTTCTTCATTAGCGAAGAGCTTCGCCTGCACTAAGTCAAATATTTGACGACCTTTCTTCTTACCCTTATTGGCCAATTCTAGGCATGCAACCGGCTTCATAGCATCGTCGGTAACTAACACTATTGCCGTAGTTCCTTTCATGACTCTATCCCGGTATGAGCCCACACAATTTTTTAATCGTTTACCAGCAGTCATTAATTCTGCGGCAGTTCTTGGGACCATAAAATGCATTCCATTTACATCCGCTTGTAGTTGAGGAACATCTGGAAGCATTACGTCGCCATACTCTTGCTTGTTGTAAATATTAACTACAACATCATGGAAGTCTTTTAACTTGCAATCAGTATTCCAAACTTGAGCTATATACTTACCGTTTATTTGACTGTACATATTAACGATATCCCTGATATCTGATGCAGTGACATTTAACAAATACCGCAATAAATTTCGTTCGCCATATCGTTTGGAAAGGCCAATCCACATATTAAAGATTTTTTGAGACCTAACACCCATATTCTCATCTAAATGAGCTGCATTAATTATTTTCGCAGATACATCATCGAACCCTTTGTCTCGATTAAGCGTCAATATTGTCCTTCGATTATTTTCGTCTTTAAAAACATTCAGCATATCTGATAACTTAACAATCATAGGGTCATTAACCATAATGCTACGCAATAATTTACTATCAGGAGCTCGATGATAAATTCGCAATGCTTCTAAGAATCCGGTCCCCTTTTTAGTCATAGTTAAAATCGAATCATCAAAATGTAGATCTCTTATGGAACCCATCCAATAGCGTGGAGTCCATTTAATGTTGCTTTTAATAATTTTAGTGACAGCAGGCATATCAGGAGCTCTAAGCTTTAAGATCATATTAACCAACATAGAAATTCCATATCCGCCATATTCACTAATCGAATGTGGGATATAAACATCTTTTACTTTATATCCACACTGCTCTGACAAGCGTTTTTCAAACGTTAGGCGCAGACTTTTGAAGAGTTTGGCCAAATGTTCTTTATTAACTCCATGAACTGCATATGACTTCCCTATGTATTTTAAAATTGGCATAATCGGATTATCATACTCACGAATATAATCGACTGTGAGTTCATGTTTTCTCTTATCTTCATCGATATAAAAAGCTTTTCTGGCTTTGAAATCAAAACGCAAAACCTCTTTATAAGAGCCATCTTCAGACGTTCCATCCCAAAATAGCTGAATACCTTTATATTTAATACGAAGATCGAGGAAGTCTTTGCAATTAACGACCTCAAAAAACATTTCTTTAGGAAATAATTCCTCGTCATCACATGTTAATATCACTTTGTGTACATATGGTTCAGAGCGGGTTCCACAATTAGGACAAACATAATATTTCGCACCTGTATAATATCCGCAGCCCATGCTATATTTGCGGTTCCATGTGCCACCAAATGTATGATTGCAATCGCAATGGTGAATTGTTGTGTAAGCAGCATCATAATGTTTTTCAATTATGATGCTGTCGAACATTTTGCGGATGTATAAACTTGACACAGTTTCCACAGAACACCACCGCCTTAATCGCCAAACATAGCAAAGAGGTCAGCATTTTCTTCTACACTAGACTCAACCACTGACTGTGTTTCATCTGTAGCTGGTTGGCTATCAACTGGTGCAGGTTCTTTGGCTGTTTTAGTTTTACGGGTACGCTTTGGCTTTTCTTCCTTTGTAGCATCTTCCGTTTTATCCTTAGGAGTAGCTGACTTAGGAGGCTCGACCACATCAAAGGCTTTTACAATCGCATTGGACGCTTTCATGACATTCTCTGTATATGCGATACCCGCCTGGTACTCTTCAGCGTTACCCGGGTCCATTTCAATGGCCTTGTGTAATATGTCTAGCGACTTTTTACATATATCTGCTTGGCTTTTAAATTGTTGCTTAGCCATATTTAAGCCTCCTTCTCTGCCATGATAGACTTCAAATCGGTGATAAGATCATCTGTCAAAGAGTCACTAGATGGACGAGTAACACCATGCTTGCTAAAAATTGCAAGTGCTTTTTTTGCTTTTACCCCATCTTCGCCCATCCATTCACGGAATTCCTTATAAAAGACTTTTTTATCTACAGGTTCGTCACTTACATCCAATGCAGGTTCTGGTTCTGGTTCAGGTTCTGGTTTAGGAACAGATTTAACCTTTTCTTGAACGACTGGCTGAGGTTGTGATTCTGCTTTAGGCGACGGATCAGCGTCAAGAGGAAGTACTGGAAGGTCGTCATCCGTAATTTCTGGAGTTTTCTGTTTTTCCTGCTTTGTAGTAGGCTCTGCTTTAGGTGCAGTTTCACACATTGCTTTTGTTACTTGTTCAGCAGGGTGCTTTTCATCGTGGCAATTGCCACAACATTGATGGTTTAAAATTCCATTCCATTCTGCGATTTTAAGTGCAAGGTCTTCTGTGTCATTGAATTTAATAGTTAAGATATTTTGATTTTCCATGATAGTTTCTCCTTTAGAATTTAAACAGTAATTCATCATCAAATAATTTCCCTTCAACGATTTTAGGGATTCCAATTTCCTGGAGTTTACGAATTACGCTACGACTTTTCGATATATAAATAGTATTTTTTTTAATTTGTACCTCTGTCGGCTTAATTACATATGGCTCTGTTGCAATCGCAGGCGCCACACAAATGACTTTATTGTTAATATCTATACCAACTTTGAAATACTCAGGCCCTTTTAATTTTCTGTAAGCCGGCATTGAAAGTTTGATATAGCTATTTGTAGTAACTATCGCTACCTTTTGTAATGATTCGTGCTTGCTTTTGTTATCTGCAAAGAAATTAAAGTCAAATGCATTTACAGTAGGTTTAGATTTTATTGCTTTTATTTCAGGCATTTTATCTCCTTATCTGGTATAATTTACATAGGATATTTTTTATCTTTGCTCGTTACTCATTGCCGTGAGTGCGAGCATTTTTTACATTTACGGCGAATATGTTCATCGTGGCAATGCTTACATACTCTAATTGCCTTGCGATTTATCTCGTCATAAATGTAGTTATAAGTGTGTGGAATTAACCTAACTCCACATTTAGTACATGTTCGGGCCGGACGTCTCATCGTATTAGTACCCAAACCAGGCCGCCGTAAAACATAATGCAAGCGGCCATCACAAAGAGAATAAATAACACGCAAATCACATCAATATAATTCATATTTCACCTCCTATTTGTAATATGGATTGCGGCAGTATTCGCCGCTTTTTCTTACCTGGAGGATGTACGTGACATCTTCTAGGTCTTCAGCATCGACTTCCGCCATATCCTTTTTAAAGCCATATAGAGATAAAACCAGTCCGATTAACGATTGCAATATGAACTGATTCCATCCAATTTGGTCGAGTTCTAAGGACCCCATGGAACCTGCTACAAGGAAAGCCCCCACTAACATATATCCCAT